TATAGATCTAGTTTGGCTGTGTTCCAGAGTTCGCCTTGTTTGTACAGGTCCACACCAAATGACTCAAGATCAGTGCTGACATTGGTGATGCTGCCTGTGACCAGGTCGTCCATGTTGGTAAAGGTAGGGCCTAGATACTGATTGACGTTTACTGATGAATTGATGTAGTTGTTGGTTGACGCAATATAGCTTTGCACTGCCATAAAGCCCTGGGAGAACTGGCCTGAATCTCCGTTGCCCAGGTATGCTGCGCAGGTTTGTTCAATTAGGTTTGAAAATCCCGACGGGTCCAGAGTTGATCCATCCACTGTGCCCAGATAGTTCACAAGATATTCCGTATTTAGATATGTGTAGGTTCCTACCGGGCTTGCTGGTATGCTGTTGCCCAGAGCAGGACACACCGTGTTGCCCATGCTCAACAGGCTGTTCAGTGTGGCAGCAGTGGCAAATGTCTGTGACTTGTAGAAGCTCACTGCTGCTGCCAGGTTGCTGATCAGGGTAGTGGAGTTGAATGTTGATATGGCAGTGGCCAGAGCAGACGGAAACGGCTTGAGTCCTTGATTTTGCAACAGGGTCGCGGCTGCTGTCAGCTGCAATGGTGTAGTAATACTGGGCATTATGCAGCTATTTTAATGTTAGGACTGCCGCCCGCACGGGGGTGGCCACATGTGTCCGAACTACCAGTGTACACAATAGCTATGCCCCCGGCTCGCACTGTGCTGGATCCGTTGGTGGTGGTTGCACTACAGTGAATTGCACAGCCTCGGCGGCCGCAGCAGGGGTGTGGGGTCACAGGATTACCGACCACAATCACATTGCGCCCGTTGGCCCGCACAGATGCAACACCAATCTGGGCAATGCCCCCGGCAGTGTTTGCATCGCCTACTCTCTGTATTGCTGGCATGTTATCCTAGTATCAATTTCTTCTCTGGCACCCGGATGCCTGTGAGTGCTTCAATATACTTCATCTTGACTGCATCGTCCGTTAGCGCATAGATCACAACGTTATCAATATTTAGCATGACTTTTTGGTCAGCATCCGCAGTAAACATGCTGGGCACTAGTCCCAGACCTTGTGGTCCTGGCGCCACACTAACTGGTGAACTGATTTCAAGCCAGTCACCATCAGCTTGTGTTAGTTTGGCAATGAGTTCTTCACCAGAGTTCAATTTAAAAGTTATTGTGCTGCCTACAAGATTTTTCATTCTGCTAATTTCTTTCTAAGTTCTGCAAATCCGCCCACTAGTTCTTGATCCAAGAATATCTGTGGTAGTGTTCGAGCTGTTGGTACAGCTTCTAGTAGTTGTTCACGTGTCCAGTTCTGGCTCACGTTGCGTTCTTCATATTCAATGCCCTTGCTTTCAAGCAGTGCTTTTGCTTGAGTGCAGAAAGAGCAGGAATCTTTTGACCATACTATTGCTTTCATTTATTTTCCTTGTAGAGATGATGTGTCGTATGTTTTGGCGAAGATATCTTTCTTCACGGCACCGTAATCGCCGGCACCGTGACGAACAATATAGTCATTGCCTGTGGTGTAGTTTAGGTCGCCCCAGGATGTGTGTAACACACCGTCGTGGTCTGCCAACTTGGCTGTCTTCATGATCTTTTTGGGAGTGGCTGTACCGTCGCCATTGTCATCATAAAAAGCTGCAAACTTGATAGGGGTCACAGGATACTTTTCTCCCTTGGGTCCAGTGATGATCTTGTGGCCAACAGTGTACTTGACAGGCCCTTCTAGTGTGTCCACAGTTCCGTTGTCTGTGGTGGTTTCATAACTGATGGGGGTGGGGTGTTTGAAAGTTTTAAAGCTGCCTTGCTCAAACCAAGCATCATCCACTCGTGGTGCTGTTGCTGCAATAGATTGTCTAATATCATCATTCATTTTTATAGTTCCGGTAGTGCATCGTAGTCTAACTGATCACTCATGACTCCGATAACATAGTTAGTGCTTTCAGACTCTTGCAGTGCAGTTTGTTTGTTTGATGTGTTCACATGTTTGTTGAACCAGGGAATAGGTGTGCTACGAGGTGCAGGTTCTTGATATTTGATACCAATTTCCTTGAGTGCAGCCACGGCTGTGTAGTCCACAAAGTCTTTGAGAATGTTGGCGTTGAGTCCAATCACAGGTCCCTTGTTGAACAGGTAATCTGCCCAGCTTTTTTCTTCACGTATCACATCCAGGTACAGGGCATATACTTCAGCTTCGCACTCGATCTTGGCAGCAGCAAAACGTGGATCTTCTTTGACAACCTGATTGATAATGTAAGCCGTCCATTCCTTGTGCAGAATCTCATCTTGCAGGATCAAGCTGATGATGTTGCCATTGCCCATGAAGATCTTGTTCTCTACCATGGCCAGACTGGTGGCAAATGACACCATGAAGCGGAACGCTTCCAGTGCATAGCTGGCATGTAAGGCCATGTAGATGGCTCTTACATGTTCTGTTTCTTCCACAGATTGGCTTAGTTCTTTGGCACAGTTGATTCTGTGCAGGTCGTCATAGTACCGGCCCACACTTGAAGCCATGTCAATGATCTGTTGGGTGTCGTGAATGGTGTTGAACACATCCTTGGGCACGTTGTAGATGTTGCGAATGATGTGGCTGTAGCTCTTTGAATGAATGTTGGTTTCAAAGAATGTCCAGTTGTAGATCAGAGCTTCTAGTTCTGGCAGACTAACTACCGGCATGAAGATCTGACTGGGACCGCGACCTTGTAAACTGTCTAGTGCTGTTTGGCGTAGTAGGTTGCTGGTAAAGATATGTCGAACTGTTTCGCTAGCGTCCTTGAAGTCGTTGCTGTCTTTGGTCAGACTGACTTCTTCGGGTTGCCAAAAGAATCCACGTGCTGTGGCTTCGTAGTCTGCGATCTTTTTGTACTTGACTTCTTCAAAGCGTTGAATGGTCACAGGACCCGCAGGATCCAGAAACATCTTACGATTCAAATAATCTGTCTTTGTGTTTAAATTATATTGTTGTTTGCTCATTAATATTTTCCTGATGCAAGTACTATTTTGCAAATGTGTTCTAGTCTCTCTATGTGCTCGTAAGCACGCCACGGGGTTGTGTCAATGGCCACAACCCCGTGTCCTTTAATTCCAACTATATCGTAGGCAATGTTGCCTTCATTGTCTAATTGTAACTGCTTGTGACACTGATCCGCAAGCTCTTGGCTGATAGGAGCCACATCACCCACATTGGGTGCCACCCGAGTGTAGCGATTCAATTCTGGAAACTCTGCACTCACTGTGCTCAAATCAATGCCAGCATGCATGGCTGCAATACAGTAAGTTGGATGTAGATGAACTACTACTCTTACTTCCGTGTGGTGCTGGCCCATCATTTTCTGTAGTCCAAAATGCAGGGGCAATTCGCCGCTGGGTCTGAGTTGAGCACTGATGTCAGTGTAGGGCATTTGCACATAATCCCATCTGTTGATAGGTTGATGTAAAATTCCTATTTTCTTAAACTGGTCCGGCTGCAGAGTTTGTTTGCGTACACCACTTGGAGTGATATAAAAGTGATCACGGTCGTGATGACGAATACTCACATTACCATCTCTGCTGGTAATCCAATTGCGCTTGTACGCATCCAACATCACATCACAAATGGTTTCTAGCATTATAATTTACAACTTTCGCAATCTTCTTGCTCGTCAAAATCAATCACCTCCAGCGGAGCATCTTCTGTGACATTCTTGCTGCCTGTTTTGTTGATCAGGCTGTAGTAAAAAGTTTTCAGACCCCAGTAGTGTGACTGCATCAAGTTTCGAGCAATCAAGGTTGTTGGTACCTTACGATCTGCAAAGTGTGCAGGATTGTAAAATGTGTTGGTGCTAATGCTTTGGTCCACGTAGGCAGCAATAACAGCCGCTGTCTTCAAGTAGCCATCACAGTCTTGTTGTTCCCACATCAGCTGGTATTTGTTCTTGAGTTTGTGATATTCTGGCACCACCTGTGTCAAGCTGCCAGCTTTGGATTCCTTCACACTGATCAGGCTCATGGGCATTTCAATGCCATTGGTTGAGTTGATCACAACACTACTGGATTCCACAGGAGCCACTGCCATTTGTGTGGCATTGCGTACACCATGCGTTTTCATTTGTGTGCGCAAGGTTTCCCAGTCTAGTTCTGGAGCAAAGTCTGCTAGTTCATTTACACCTCGAGCACGTAGTTCCCACGGAAACGTACCTTGGCCATAACGTGTGTGATCACTGCCCAGGCATCGGCCACGCTCTTGGGCTAGCTCAACTGACGCTTCAGTCAAGTAAAATGCCAGGTGTTCCATCCAGGTTTTGACTTCGGCTAGAGCTTCTTTCTCACCGTAGCGGAGGCTGCGTTTGGCATGCCAGTAGGCAAGATTGGTGATGCCGATTCCCAGTGGTCTGATTTCGTCATTGCTGAGTTTAGACTGGATGGAAAGAAAGTCTTGATAGTCAAGAATGTTGTTGAGGCTACGATGCAGTATACGACAAGCCCTGCGCATGTCTTCTGGGTTACGGAACGCACCCCAATTGATTGAGCCCAGGGTGCAAAGTGCGATACGACCAGTATCGTCATCCAGACGTTTAAAGGACTTAGTAGGTAAAAGTATTTCACAGCAAAGATTACTCTGGTAGATGGTGTGGTATTCAGGATCAAATGGGCCCTGCTTCATCACATTGTCAATGAACACAAGATAGATACGTCCTGTATCGGTGCGCTCTTTCAAGATGCCGCCTTTGAACACTTCTTCTGCGCTCATGGTCTTCTTGCGAAGGTCCTTGCGCTTTTCGTATTTGACATAGAGTTCTTCAAACAGTTCGGTATTGCTGTAGAATGCCTGATACAGATCTGGCACTTCGTTG